CGGGCGAACTGTGAGTTCTTGCTGTCCATAGCCATTTCTCGCGGTATCAAGGTAGGGATTGCCCAGGATTCTTCGCTTTTGGATACCAATGAGCCTGTGGAAAGCAAGCTTTATGGGTACCATCGTTTAGCTGAACCTTTGGTTGTAGGCCTGGAAAATGGGCGTTTTGTGGCTAAAAAATACTCAGAGGTTAAGGATTCTTTGCCCAAAAACGATCCGATGTTGCCACCAGAAGCTTTGAGGACCTGATATGTTCCAATTACATGCCGGAAAGATGGCCGATCCAATCGTTAAAACCAGTGACTTTGGTGGCCATTCGTGCGAAGATCTAGCAGAACTCTGCGCAGATAAAATTATCAGTGTGGCCGATAACGCTCCTCCGGCCATTCGTGAGCAGGCTAAGTTCTTCCGGGAGCGCGTTCAGAGAGCAGTCTTTGAATATCTCAAACAAGCCAAGCGGGCCGAAAGGGCTACTTGCATCCAAATTTGTGTTCAGGGCGGGGAACAAGACGCCGCCAATTTACTAAGGAGAGTCTAAATGGCTTTTACCACAACCGTAATGCCCACCTCGTTTAAGGTCGAAATCCTTAAGGGTGTGCATAACTTTTCAACCGGCTCTGGCCAAACCTTCAAACTAGCTCTGTACAACAACAGTGCTTCGTTTACGGCTGCAACCACGGCTTACACCACGACCAACGAAGTGGCAGCTTCAGGCTCTTACACGGCAGGTGGCGGTACGCTGACTAAAGTTACCCCGACATCATCTGGCACGACGGCTTTGACCGACTTTGCTGACTTGTCGTTTACGACAGCTACGATTACTGCCTTTGGCGCCATGATTTATAACGACACCGCTACGGGTAATCCCGCAGTGGCGATTCTTAACTTTGGTGGTGCTAAGACCTCAACTGCGGGCACTTTCACGATCGTGTTCCCTGCAGCTACGGCAACTGGCGCAATCATTCGTATAGCGTAGGGAATGACTAGGTGGCGACCTACTCCGGCTGGGGTGGTGGCCCATGGGGCGAGACTCCTTGGGGTCAAGATGTCACCTATGTCTACCTAGAAGGGTGGGGGTATGGTGCCTGGGGTGAAACTCCGTGGGGTCAAGGAAGCGCTGGTGTCGAAGGCACCGGCGCTATTGGCACTGTCACGGTCCAAACCCAGCAAAACGCCCTTGTCAATGTCACCGGAGTACAGGCAACTGGCCAAATTGGCCAAGCCACAGTTGACACCGGCGTTAATGTACTGGTTACCGGTGTTTCCGGAACAGGGTTTATCGGTCAAGTCGCCGTCTCTGGATCCGCAGTTGTACCAGTCACCGGAGTTTCAGCAACCGGAGCAATTGGTAACGTCACCGTTGCCGCAAACGCCAACGTCTTCGCTACTGGAGTCTCGGCGACAGGATTCATTGGTCAGGCTGCCGTCACCGGCAGCGCTGTTGTGCCCGTCACCGGGGTCCAAGGTGTCGGAGCCATCGGCACCGTTGCCGTCGCCACAGTCACAGTTGTCCCCGTCACGGGAGTCGCAGGTAGCGGTGCTATTGGGACCGTTGCCGTCTCTGGTGGGGCACGTGTCACCGTTACCGGGGTCCAAGCCACAGGATTCATCGGACAAACAGCCCAAATCGGTTCCGCAACCGTCCCAGTCACCGGGGTGGCGGCCAGTGGTGCCATCGGCAATGTTGCCGTCACAGGGGCAGCAGTCGTCCAACTTACAGGGGTACAAGCCACTGGATTTATCGGCCAAAGTACCGTTACAGGCACGGCAGTCGTATCAGTCACAGGTGTTCAAGGCGTTGGCCAGATTGGCAATGCTAGGGTTGTCCAGGATGCTACGGTCAACGTTACCGGCGTTTCGGCTACTGGATTTATTGGTCAAGCCACTGCCAGCATCCCCATCAACGTCCCGGTCACCGGGGTTCAGGGCACTGGGGCAGTCGGCACAGTCACCGTTCAGGCAACATCTAACGTCAATGTCACGGGAGTTCGAGGCGTTGGCGCAATCGGTCGGGTCACTATTTGGACGACAGTTAATGACAATCAGACGCCAAACTGGCAAAATGTCAACGATTCCCAAGCTGGTGGTTGGGTGATCGTTAATGATTCACAATCCACAACATGGACTCAAATAGCAGCTTAAAGGAACCAACATGACGATTAACTACACCTCCCTTCTTGGCCTCGCCCAGCCAGTCACGGGTACTGAATCGGGCACCTGGGGTACGGTCGTCAATGACGAGATCACGGCTCTGGTTGAACAGGCCGTTGCCGGTGGCGTCTCTATTGATGTGACCGCCGGAAACGTCACGCTAACAGACACGGACGGAGCGTCAAACCAGGCTCGAAACGCTATTTTGCTGGTCACGGGAACGCCTGGAACTAGCCGCAATATCGTAGCGCCGTCCAGCAGCAAGGTCTACGTAGTCATCAACGGCTCGGATGGGGCGGTTGTGCTCAAGGGTTCAGCCACAACTGGGGTTACGATTCCTGCAGGGACCAAGACGATTGCGTTTTGGGATGGCTCAGACTTTGTGGCCCTAAGCTCGTCGGTCTTTTCTATCTTTGGAACGTCTGCAGCAGGCGGTGCAGCCAGGTTCTACGAAGACACCGACAACGGTACGAACTACGTAGGATTGCAAGCAGCGGCTTCCATTGCATCAAACGTGACGTTTACCCTACCCGCAGCAGATGGTTCAAGCGGTCAGGCAATCGTAACAAACGGTAGTGGAACTCTTTCTTTTGGTAGTGCAGGTATTTCCACGGGTAAATCAATAGCAATGGCAATGATCTTCGGATTCTAGTGTCCCTATTTAAGGAGTTAGTAAATGGCAAACCCAAATATAGTTAACGTCACGACGATTTACGGTAACTCGTCTAGTACGTCTCTCACAACAACTAGCGCAACATCTCTAGTCAGCAACGCTGCGGCAAGCGGGAAGGTCTTTAAGATCAACTCAATTGTTGCGGCTAACGTGGATGGTACATCTGCGGCTGATATTACGATCAACGTCTACAGCGCAGCGGCTCTGGGTGGAACGGCGTTTCCAATCGCTTCGACCATTTCAGTACCGGCTGATGCTACCCTGATCATTACGGACAAGACCACATCGTTCTACCTGCTTGAGAACCAATCCATCGGTGCAACAGCAGGCTCGGCAAGTGACCTAGTGGTTACTGCCTCGTGGGAAGAGATCAACTCGTAAGGATTAGCGATGCCCATTCACGGCTACCCCGGTAACGTAATTACCGCCAACCCAACAGCGCCGACAGTTAGTTCGGCTTCTGGCGTTTGGACTACTGAGCAGCAGTTACTGGCAGTTAGTCAGGGTAACTGGCCCGGATATGAGTACCCCATCTCCCGCAGTCTCAGGTTCAATAGCGCAGACTCGGCGTATCTGAACAGGACTCCTGCGTCTGCTGGCAACCGTAAAACATGGACTTGGAGTGGGTGGGTAAAGCGGAGTGCGCTTGGTACAGACCAAGGTTTGTTTGCAAGGTCTAATTCTGCTGGGAGTAGTCACACTGGGTTTCTATTTGGTTCGAACAATGCTTTTAGGTTATTTTCTGATGCCGGTGGTGGATATAACAATATGGATTTAATCACATCACAAGTATTTCGTGATGTGTCTTCGTGGTATCACATTGTTGTTGTTTTGGATACCACTCAAGCAACTGCTTCCAATAGAGCAAAAATATATGTAAATGGCTCGCAAGTAACTGCCTTTTCAACCGCTACTTATCCTAATCAAAATGACGAGTACCAAATTAATACCGCCAATCCTCACGGTTTAGGTGCATATTATGAATTTAGTAGTGGGTGGTATTTCAACGGCTACATGACCGAAGTAAACTTCATCGACGGTCAAGCCCTAACGCCATCCTCCTTTGGCCTAAACGACCCAGAGACAGGTGTATGGTCTCCAAAGCGGTACACAGGCACATACGGCACTAACGGCTTTTACGTCAACTTCTCAGACAACTCCAACACCACGGCTGCGACCCTTGGTAAGGACTACTCAGGCAACGGTAACAACTGGACACCTAATAACTTCTCTGTAACCGCTGGTGCTGGCAATGACTCCTTAGTAGATTCGCCCACATCCTACGGAACAGATACTGGTGTTGGTGGTACCGTCAGAGGCAACTATGCTACGCTGAATCCGCTTCAAAACCAACCAAGTGGAGCAACAAGCGCAACTTATAGCAACGGAAATTTACAAACTGTTTTAGAAAACTCTGTTGCTCGGTCTACGTTTGCACCAGAAAGCGGTAAGTGGTACGCAGAGTTTGTTATTACGTCTGCCACGTTAAGCACAGATACTCGTTTTGGTGTTGAGCCAACAGGAAGCAATACATTTTCAGGAAACGCCGGTCAAGGACGCTCTTACTCTGCAAACGGCAATAAAATTTATAACGGAACAACAACTGCGTATGGCAACACATGGACGCAAAATGATGTGATTGGTTGCGCTCTTGATTTAGACAATGGAAAAGTTTGGTGGTCTAAAAACGGTACATGGCAAGCAAGCGGTAACCCTGCTTCCGGTACAAATGAAGCGTTTTCTGGGTTGTCCGGTGCTTTCCATTTCACCATTGTC